CACATAAAGAAGGCTTGGGACACACTTAACTCATGCTACGACAGAATGAACAGCATACGTTGAGAAAATTTTTGAAAAAGCGTATATTTATATAAAAAATAAAACAGACAAAAAGTATCATAAGATATGGCCACAAACAACATTGTTTCTGATGAGATTGCGAGAATGCAGCATCTTTTCAGCTATCGGATGGATGAGGGGAAAAAAACCACCACATCGGTGGAGTACCACATGCAAGCCGCTGACGGCAAGACCTATGGCATCATAAGGGAAGGCAGCAAGTTCTACATCAAATGCGCACACCCCAAGGATACCGAGATTCTCGCTGAGGACTATGATTATATCGGCGGCATCTCCAACAAGAAACGCTACGAGTACAACTCCTATGCCATGGCGAGCAAACAGTTCGACCTCAAGATGATGAGCATCAACGAATCTGTAAATAAGAACACCGAACCCATCAAGGAACAGTATACCAAACAGGAGCAGTCCGATTGGTGCATCAACGAGACCAAGGAGATGCGTGCTGAAATCGACCGTTTCAACCAGATACTGACCAATGTTGACAATATCAAAAACCAGGGAAAGAAGAAACCCGCAGGAATGGAAATCGGAACCCCAGAGAACGCAGGTGGTGACCCGTATGTGAAGGTTCCTGTTGAAATGAACCCGACACCAGAGAAGGCTGAAAACCCCGCCAAGGCTGATGACACCTATACTGAGAAGCCGAAAACCACAAAGGAAATCAACAACGAGAAAACATACAAGGACAAAGGTGGCAAGAAGGTATATACTGAGAAAGCCCCGAAAATCAACGAGACAGTAGATGTTGTTGAACTTGACCCCGAGGTTGACGCTGAGAACAGCAAGGGTACCGGATGTGCAACATGTAACGCGGATCCTTATGATGTCAAAGAGGGTGAGGAAGTCCGTCCTGAAAACGTTGAAGGTTTTGAAAAGGAAGATGAAACCACTGACAGTATCGAGGATATTGAAATTCCGGAAGAACTCGAATCAATGCCTGATGATGTTGAAGATGAATACATCATTGACATTGAAGCAGATGGTGAACTTGAAGAAGGTGAGGGTTTCTGTAAGAAATGTGGTAACAGCGTCGCTGATTGCACATGTGACGAGTGCGGTCTGAATGAGGATATTGAAACCATCTACGACAGGATTGACACATTCATCGGTGATGATGGTATGGCGAAGGTGAACAGACAACTCTCCAAAGAAGGTGAGAACATATGCATTGGTGTTGTAAAGAATTTTGACAGAGACCGTATGCTTGACATTGACAACTTTATGAAGAGAATGGGTTATGAACTCTACAACACTGGTGAAATGGGAAGCAAGATTATACTTGACTACTACCCTATCAGAAACGAAGCATCCCTTGACATGGATGAATGCGGTATGGGAGAATGCGGTCTTAATGAATGGAAACTCGATGTTTTTGGTGACCATCCGAGATATGGTGAACAGGCATTCACACTTCCCGCTGATGAGGACCCGAAGGATAAGTTCGGAAAACTCGCAAAGGGCGGCAAATATGGTGTGTCAAAGGGTAAGAGCAATCCTTATGATGAGGAAATTGACCTCCTTGTTGACAACATCGTATCCCGCATCTTAAAAAAAAAAGTGAACTAACCGAGAGGAAAGTACTCAAACTCCCCCAACAGAACAATATTGATGACGGTATGCCAACGGGTCAAATTCCCGCTGATATGCCGTCTTCTGATTTGCAGGGTGAGGATATGATGGTTCAGAATGATATGATGCAGACGGATGATACCAATATGGAAAACCAGTTTGACACTAACTTTGACGCTGGGGTCGAGGCTGATGAGGACAACGATCCTGAGAAGTACATACAGCAGCTCACAGGAAAGCTCTGCACCACGCTTGACAAGTTCAACGAGGACAGACCGACACCTGACACTTCACTCAACAAATACGTGGCTGGAATGGTGATCTCACAATGTGTAAAAGGCTTGTCTGAAAAGGAGAAAAACGCCATACTCAAAAAACTCACTGACACAGAGGAAAAGGAAGAAGAACCGACTCAGACAGAAGCACCTGAACAGACAGGTGAGGAAGAGGAAGTTGCAACGGTACAGCAAAACACAGAACAAGAAGCAACACCTGAGATGAACGAGGAGAGGATGGTTGAGAGGATAATGGCTGACATAAAGAGGGAAACGGAAAACAAACCCTCAAAACACAACACACAGAAGTCGTACAAAACTTCACCTTATATAGTAAAATAAAACGTAAAACACTGATACACAATGCCATCTAAATCAAAAGCACAAGCAAGATTCTTTAATGTTGTTCAAAAATACAAAGATAACGAACTAAAAGGTAATGAAGTATCACAAGAAGTAAAGGATGCGGCAGATTCCATGACCAAAAAGGAAATCAAAAAATTTGCAAGCACTAAACAAAAAGGGCTTCCGGAACGTGTTAAAAAGGATAAGAAGGAAACCAACGAATGCGGTAAAAAGAGAAGGGTTATGATTTCAGAGGAACAGTACAACGAAATCATGAGCATGCTTGAATCAGATGATACAGATGTTGTCGTGTCGCTTGAGGACCAGAATCCAACGAACAACCTTCAGGCTAATTTGGCAGACACCAAAAAGGCGGCAATTGAAAACGGTATCAATGTCAACGACCCAGATGTCAAGCTCGGAACATCAGCGAATGTCAATGGTACGCAAGGTACAATTGTTTTCAACCAGAAGGCACAGAGCGGAACAAACTCAACAGGAATCTACGAGTCCAAAATCATAAAAGTCAGGGACTTCATCAAGTAAAACCACAACAATGGTAAAAGAAGGCGGCACAATATACAAAGCGTTGGAGACAGGGAACACATCATTGGGTGATAACCCTGCGTTTCCTGATGAAGGAGGTCTGTCACTTTTCCCGCTCATCGTTAACGAGTGCAGCTTCATAAAAAGCGACTTGTCAGATGAGGAGGCGCACAAACTTCTATCTGATGAGATTGTGTCATGCTCAAAGATTGAGCTTCCGATGTCCGAAATGATAGAGACAGCGTGTGATAACACCATAGTCAGCATTTTTGACATACCTGAGGACTCCATAAGCATAGTCACATCACTGCACCAGCTTATCGACAGGACAGGTGACAGACGAGGTACTGAGGATTTTGATGTGTCCGAGTTTACATTTGACTTGGAAAAGGCTAAAAATGCTGTTTTCAGGAGAAGGATAATGTTGTCATTATGTGCAGGAGCGGCATCCGTAATAAGTTCACAGGACAAACTTTACGAGCGTTTCAACGATTTCAGCACATCCCTATACGAGAAATACAGGAAGATAAACGCTCTGAGGAGATTCTGTGTGTACACCGACTCATTGAAATATGGTGCATCAGGGAATGGTGTTGTTTCAGTGACAATCGCTCCTGAAGGGTACAAACCCGTAATAAGGGCTGAGGGAAGCTGCGCACCGTTCCTCATGGAGATGCTCATAAGGGGCATCCTTGAACTGTCCATATCCGTCAATTTGCCAAAGGATGATGATGAGGTAAGGTACATATTGGGCAAGTCGGATTTCTCAATGGCAGAGAAGTTTGACATCATGGCAGGAATACCGCTGTGGAAAAGGATTTGCGGTTATGTCACAACATCAGGCTTCAACATGCACGAGATTGGTCCCAACTTCCTTCTTATGGAGATGACGAAACTTGACGACAGTACATTCAACACACTTATATCATCAATCATAAAAGGTGACACGACAGCAGGTGAAATCATATCTGGCATATGCGAGAAAATAACATACAACAAGGGATATGACGATTTCGACAATTTTGTGAAGCAGAAGAACATGTCATTCCGTATTGACGATGAGGAGGTTATGTAATGTCAGCAAACTTACAGGAAGAGTATTACAGGTGCTACACCGACAAGACAAGGAAGTACTTCATTGAGAACTACCTGTCAACCTTCGATGCGGAGGCTGGCAAGAAGGTGGCTTTCAGGCTCTTCCCGAGACAGATAGCGTTCATTGAGGCGATTGTTTCCAAAGAAAAGTCACAGACCATCGCCATAAAGCATAGACAGGCGGGTATAACAACAGTTTCAGCGGCTTGGGTGACCGGACAGATTGTGTTCGCATCCAAAATGTCACCTGAGACAGTTCTGTGTATCGGTAACAAACTTGACCTCGCACAACAGCTGCTTGAAAAGGTCGCTGACTTCCTTGACCAGGTGCCGAGGTGGATGTGGGGTTCTGCATACTATTCACCGGAGAAGGACAACCCGAAGAACACGAAATCCATATATAAGACAAGGAACAAGGACAAGCTTGAACTGTTCAACGGATGCAAGGTTCATGCACGCTCGTCAGGTGAGAATGCCGCCCGTGGTATTTCAGCAGCGACAGTGGTCATATTTGACGAGGCTGCGTTCATCGACAAGGGCATATCGGTCTACAAGCAGGCATACATGACCACCGCTTCCGTGAAGAACTCCAAAATCATAATGGTGTCGACACCGAACGGTAAGGACCAGTTGTATTACAGGACTTATGTGAAGGCTCTCAAGGGTGAGAACAACTTCGTTCCTGTCGAGTTCAAATGGTTTCAGGACCCCCGTTACAACAGGTGGCTCAAATGGCACAAGCAGGATGAGGAGACCGGTGAGATTAAATGGATTGAGGAGGAAGTCCTTAACAAGAACGGTGACATCAGGTATGATGAGGAGAGGTGGAGAAGCCTTGAAAAGGAAGGATGGACACCTGACAGCCCATGGTTCGAGGATGCCTGCAAGGGTCTCAACAATGATGAGCAGAGTATCGCACAGGAAATCCTTGTATCCTTCATAGGTTCATCCGACAATGTTGTTCCAGGTGATGTCATAGAGGCTCAACTTAACCAGAACGTGATTCAGTTGCCTAAGAACTGGAATTTGAGAGACCCTTATGTCAACGAGACATGGATTTGGGAAGAACCAAACCCTGAGCACAGATACCTTGTATGTGTCGACCCGAGTTCTGGTAGTAGCGAGGATAGGACAGCCATAGAGGTGCTTGACATTGATGCGGTTGATGAGAAGGGCAAGCCGTATGTCAATCAGGTGCTTGAATACTACGGTAAAAGGACTGGTGACGAGATTGGTGAGATGGTGTACAGATACGGCACGACATACAACAACGCGCTCTGTGTCGTTGAGTGCATAGGCGGTTATGGTGACAGTGTTGTTCTCACGTTGATGAACATGAAATACCCCAACATATACTTCGACGATCCAGGACTCAAAACATATACGGTGCAGAAGGAATATTCTAAGTTCGGCATAAAGAAGGATGACAAACTACCGGGTTTCAGGACAAGCAGTTTGCGTGTTCAGACTATAGGAAACTTCGTCACAATGGTGAAGGACAACACGTTCCGTATAAGGAGCAGGAGGGTTATAGAGGAGATGGAGACATGGGTTTTCAAGGGTGGTAGGGCTGACCACATGGATGGTTATCACGATGACAGTTTGACATGCCTTGCGATGGGTCTGTTCGTTATGGAATTCTCTATGCTCAAGAACATAAAGAACAAGAAGAAGGACAAGAAGATGCTCGAATCATGGACATCAAACAACTGGATGTCATCGAAAACGCCACAATCCCAATACGAGGACTTCTCAATATCAAAAACACCTCACAACA